CCCGCCGGCCCAAGGCCATCGACATGAGCGACATGGAGGCGCTCGTGATTTCCTACGACATGGAAGCGGCTGAGTTCAAGCGGATCATCGCCAAGTCGGCCGAGTCCGATTCGCACTGCCAGTGGGGCATCAGCTTCCTGGTCTACGAGCGGAGCACCAAGCGTTTCCTGGAGTTCTTTTGCGGCAACAAGTCGAGCCGCATCGAATCGAAGAAGCTCTTTCCCTTCCTGCCGCACAGCCAGGCAGACATCGACGCCTTGGCGGCGGCCGGCAACGATGTCGGCGATCTGAAGCCGCACGGCCCGGTCCCCGTCACGCTGAAGACGAAGGTGGCCGAGAACAGCAAAGGCGTCTGGCACGTCCCCGTGGTCGTGATGTGCGGCTCGCCGTTTACGGCGTTGCCCTGCGGCGACGTAATCGGCCGGGAAATCACCAAGTTTCTCACCGTCAAGGACAACGGCGTCGAGAAGGTCCAGGACAGCAAGCCGGCCCGCGCCCGCTGATAACGCACCCGCTGCACCGCTCCCATTCTTGGTGACGTGCATCATGGGCGGGTATTTGTTCCCTGCTGGACTTGCTACAAGGCCCCGGCGGGGTTCTCGACACCGTGGTGTTCAAGCAGCACGCCGGCTAGAGCCGGAGGTCCGGGTTCAAGTCCCGGCGGCGTCTTCTCCGCTTGGCCGTGCTTGGCCTGACAAATGAAACCTGTGAGTCATGCAACATCGACCAATTCCACAACTTACTGCCGCCCAGATTGAACGGTTCTGGAAGAAGGCAGATAGAACCGCGACAGATCGTTGTTGGCTGTGGACTGCGACATGGAAGGAAGGCAGCAGCCGAAAGTACCGCCGGCCAGTCGTGTCGCTTGGGCCGGCAGCAAGTCGCTTCTACTACGGCGCAAGCCGCGTGGCCTATTACATGCACACCGGCGTTGATCCCGGTGAAATGCAAGTGTGCCACACTTGTGACAACCCAATGTGCGTCAATCCACATCATCTTTGGCTCGGGACGCAACAAGATAACACTGCCGACATGGTTGCGAAGAGGCGACATCGGCCGTTTCCGGTTGGGCCGGGTGAGAAAGCACCAAACCATAAATTGTCGGAATCTGAAGTTCGACAAATACGCACCTTGCGCCGGCGGCAAAAAGACATCGCCCGCCAATATGGCGTTTCGCAAGGCACAATCAGCCTTCTAAAGACGCGGAAGACGTGGGCGCATCTCCTATGAATCCAAACTGCGTTCTTATTTCGGCCCCGTCGATCGACTTCTGCACCTTCATTGGCCTCAGCCATAAGGTGCTGGGCCGCTCGCCGGCAGCGCCCTCGGACGCCTGCCGGCGGGAGTTGTCGGACGCCGAGCGGTTCCTGAGTTGCCTGGCGGCCTTGCGCGACGAGCACGCCCCCGTGGGCTTGTCGCCCCATTTGCTCACGCACGTCTCGTTCAGCGCCTTCATCGGGGCTGACGAGCGGGACATGCTGGAAATCCTCCAGCTTTGCGGCGGCCTTCCGTTTGTAGCGGTGGAAACGACTGTGCGGGGCGTGCAGGCGGCGGTCGTCACGGGCACGCTCTGCCAATGGAGGGATGCCGTCATTTCGGGGTGCGGCAAAGGCGTCCCTACTGCGGTGCGGCATTGCTTCAACAAGTTGCACGGTCTGTTTGTCGCCGCCGGCCTGAATGTCTGGCACGATTTCACGCCCCGCAGCACCGCCGACCAGACTTTCTTGCTTCTTGAAGACAAAAGAGGCCGCTGATTGTCGAATTCCGCGCCGGTTTTGCAACGTACTTGGTGGGACACTATCACACCTTCCATCCTGATCGTCACCATGCAGCCCTTCTTCGAGCGAGACAACCTGAGCCTGTACTGCGGCGATTGCCTGGATGTGCTTGCCACGCTGCCGGAGAACAGCGTGGACTTCGTGGCGACGGACCCGCCCTACGGGATTTCGTTCATGGAGAGGGACTGGGACCACGATGTTCCTGGACCCGAGTATTGGCGAGCCATCGCCCGCGTGTGCAAGCCCGGCGCTTTGATGCTCGCCTTTGGCGGCACGCGGACCTATCACCGGCTGACCTGTGCAATCGAGGACGCCGGCTGGGAGATTCGAGACTGCTTGATGTGGCTCTACGGCCAGGGTTTCCCGAAGGCGGCCGACATCGGCAAGTTGATCGACAAAGCGAAGGGCGCGCAGCGCGAGGTCATTGGCGACAAGCTGGACCGCCCCGGCTATCACCTGCGGGAGGGCAAGGGGAACGGGTGCTATGGCGGCGGCAATGGCCTCCATGCGCCCGGCACCGACGCTCGGCTACGCGCCGCGCAGATAACGGCCCCGGCCACTGCCGAGGCCACAAAATGGACCGGCTGGGCGGCGGCGCTGAAACCCGCCTTCGAGCCAATCGTCCTGGCGATGAAGCCGATGGACGGCACCCAGGCCCACAACGCCCTGACCTGGGGCGTGGCGGGCATGAACATCGACGCCGCCCGCATCGGCACCGATAGCACGGTGCGCACACGGGGCGACAGCCTGACGGCCGCTGGCTGGTCCAGCACGAAACGCTCCCCCGTGGGTGGGTCGGAATGCGGGCGATGGCCGGCGAATCTGTTGCTGGATGAAGAGGCTGCCGCCCAATTGAACGAGCAGACCGGCACGCTCACCAGCGGCACCAACTGCGTCCGCACCAAGTCTGGCGACGGCTATCACGGCGGCATCGGCAACGCGGGCGACGTTCAGGTGAGCTACGGCGACAGCGGCGGGGCCAGTCGCTTCTTTTATGTAGGCAAGGCGACCAGGAAGGAACGCGGGCCGGGCAACGACCACGCGACAGTAAAGCCCCTGGACCTAATGAAGTATCTGCTCACGCTGCTCTCGACCCCGAACGGCGGCGTGATCCTGGACCCCTTCGCCGGCAGCGGCACCACGCTGTTGGCCGCGCAGCAACTCGGTCGGTGCTCAATTGGCGTCGAGTTGAGCGAACACAACTGCGAGATCGCCAAGTCTCGCCTTGAGAGGATCGCATGACGCTTGAATCCGTGAAGGTCGAGGCCCAGACATCCGGCGGGACGCGCATTCGCGTGCCCGTGCTGCTGGAGCGGAAGGATGGCCGCATCTATTTCTGGGACGGCAAAGTCGGCACGAAGACCCGCTACGGGCTGATGGCGGAAGTCAAGGCGATGTCCGGTGCGCATTTCCACGGCTACGACGACGAGGGCGAGTACGCCAGGGTCAAGGTCTGGTCGGTGGACGACTGCCAACGCAACCGCTTCCAGATCGGCTACCTCTGCGGGGAGGACGTTTATACGTGGTTTGATCGTCCGCTGATTCGCCATGAGTACCGGCAATTTCTTCGGGCCGGGCAGCCAGCCGAGGTCATGCCCCATCAATACGATCTGGCCGACGCCGGCCTGACGTACCACTACCAGATATTCGCGGCCGAAATGGGGTGCGTGGATGGCGACGCCGCTGTCCAGATCAACAGGGCCGGCCGGGGATTCAAAATCAGCTTGGCGGAATTGTGCCGCAAGTTCCATTGCGGAAAAGATGGTGGCCGGGCATGGGATCGGTCCATTCCCACCTTTATTCGGTCCCTATGTGGCGACACGTTACGGCTGAACCGCATCGTCAACGTACTGGACAAATCACGCCAGCCCGTTGTCCAGGTGCGACTGACCAATGGTGCCTCTATTCGAGTGACCCCTGACCACGAGTTCTTTGACACCGACGCTAACCTGCTTCGCGCTGACGCGCTGAAGTCCGGCAGCCGCATTTTGGTCAGCGGGCTTCTTAACAATGGAGCGGAGGCTTGGACACCATTAGACCGGCATGATGTGGGTGCGTATGTCTGGGTGCCTTGCCCAGGTCATCCATGTGCCGGTCGCCGGGGCACCATGCACGAGCACGTGCTGGTCATGGAGAAGTACCTCGGACGGTATCTTCGGGACGACGAGGTAGTTCATCACATTAACGGGCGCAAGGACGACAATCGTTTTGAGAACTTGCAATTGCTGCGGGACGCGGAGCACAAAAAGCTTCACGCACAAAGAGGCGGCTTCAGAAATCTCTCGGGTGGCCGTGATCGTGTTGACTTCAACGTGGGCCTGGGGACCGTGGAATCGGTGACGCCGGCTGGAAGTGCTCATGTCTATGACGTGGTGTGCGCGGACCCGTACCGCAATTTCGTTGCCAATGGCATCGTGGTCAAGAATTGTGGCAAAACGCTGGCCGCCCAGATGGCGATTGAGAAGTCGGGTGTCGATCTGGTCTGGTGGGCAGGGCCGAAAACCAGCATCCCAAACATCAAGCGCGAGTTCAAGCTGTGGGGGTTTCCCTTCGACGGCATCCAGGTGGAGTTCTTCACCTACGAGCGACTGGTCCGCGTGATGGACGAATGGGACGGCTCGCAAACCTTGCCTCGGTTCTTTGTGGCCGATGAATCGAGCCGCTGCAAGAACGACACGTCGCAGCGCTCGAAAGCCTGCCAGAAGCTCGCCGACCTGATCCGCGACCGGTATGGCTACGAGGGCTACGTGATCGAAATGTCCGGCACGCCGTCGCCCAAGACGCCCTGCGACTGGTGGGGCCAATGTGAGATCGCCTGGCCGGGATTCTTGAAGGAGGGCAGCCGCCGGGCGATGGAAGAACGGCTGGCCTTCATGGTCGAGCAGCAATTCGACGCCGGCAAGTTCAAGAAGCGGATCGGCTGGAAAGACGACGAGCGGAAGTGCGCCCAGTGCGGCGAAACCCGCGAGGAAGGGCCGCATGAGTTGGACGGCGAGGCCAACCCCGACGATTACCACAAGTTCGTCCCCAGCACCAACGAGGTCGCCTACCTCTACGAACGCCTCAAGGGCCTGGTGATCGTCAAGCACAAGAAGGACTGCTTGCACCTGCCCGAGAAGCGCTACCGCAAGATCGTGTGCAAGCCTACGGCCAGCATTTTGCGCGTGGCGGAATCCCTCGTCCGCGCGGCCCCGAATGCCGTGACGGGCATGACCTTGCTGCGGGAACTGAGCGACGGGTTCCAGTACCGCGAACAGCAAGAGGGAGTGACGAAATGCACGCATTGCACGGAGGGCACCGTGGCTCAGTGGGTGGACCCGGACGATGCCGAGGCCCGATACGAGGCCGTTGACATGCTGGACCCCGACCTAGTGGCCCGGCTGGTCAAGGAGACGGTCCCCTGCCCGCTGTGCAACGGCACGCGGGAAGTTCCCAAGATGGTGCGATTCACGCGAGAGCTGCCCTGCCCGAAGGACGCCGCCCTGAAGATGCTGCTGGACGAGAACGAGGAAGTCGGGCGGCTGGTGGTTTTCGCCGGCTTCACGGGTTCCGTGGATCGCATCGTCAAGCTGTGCCTCAAGGAAAAGTGGGACGTGGTGCGGTGCGACCAGGGGAACTTCCAGGTCTTCGCCGCCAAGAGCGACAGCCCGGAAGGCATTTTGATGACGGGCGAAGAGCCGCTGGATTACTGGGCCAACACGGAGGGACACGGCAAGGTCGCCTTCGTGGCAAACCCTGAATCGGGCGGCATGAGCCTGACATTGGTAGAGGCCCGCATGGCGGTGTACTGGTCCAACAGTTGGAAGCCGGAGTACCGCGTGCAGAGCGAGGATCGCATCCACCGCAAGGGCATGGACGAGAACTTGGGCTGCACCATTGTGGACCTGATCCATCTGCCGAGCGATGACCGCGTGCTGGGCGTGATTCGCGCCAGCCGTCGCCTTGAATTGATGACGATGGGCGAACTGATGGCCGGCATCCGGTGGGACGCAGGCGGGGACGAAGCAGACGGAACTCTCCAGATTGTGGAGGCCGTGTCGTGAAGTGCATCCAGTGCCGCATCCGCGTGTATTCCGGCCGCTGGGGCAAGGGCACTCACGGCTTCCGCCCTAGTTGGGGCAACCGTCTTTATGCCGCGGTCCAGGAAGCAGTTGCCGGCAAGGGCGAGCTTTGGGGACTGGCGTTCACGCTCACCGAGCCGAACTCGGTGGGACTAGCCGTGACGATTGGAATCTGGGTGGGCTGGCGGCCAGGCGATCCGAACTTGCTTGTCGGGCGGCTCCACGAACAGATGGTCGCTCGCTTGAGGCCGGAGTCCGAGCGTCAGATCGAAGTCGAGGTCATGGATAGCCGCGACATAAAAGAAGACTCGTTGCTCGCAATCTGAATGCCTGTTGCATGATTCCCCTCCTTTCACCTCTTGGAGTTGCAACGATGAAGTACGTGCTTTTGGTCCTGACCCTGCTTGCCCTGGCCGCGCCGGCGGTCGCCAGCATTCCCGACGACTTGCAGCGTGTGAGCGTCACCATCAAGGCCGGCGATGCCCAAGGCTCCGGCACCCTCGTCACCCGGCAGATCGGCGAAGACACCGTGACCTTCGTGTGGACCGCCGCCCACGTCGTTGACGGCCTGCGCACCACGCGCACGGTCGTCACGCCGCAGGGCACGCCGCGGATTCTGGTCGAGTACCGGGACGCCGAGATCGTCCAGGAGCGCCAGCAAACCGGCCGCCGGGTGGGCGAAGTCAAGTACGACTGCAAGATCATCAAGGTCAGCGATGCCGACTACGGCGAAGACCTGGCCGTGCTCATGGTCCGCTGCAAGGGCGCGTATCCGCTGAGCGCCTGTGCGAAGTTCCACCCGGACATCAATTACATCCCGCCCATCGGCGTCGATCTGAGCCACTGCGGCAGCCTGCTGGGCCAGTTTGGGGCCAACAGCTACACGACCGGCGTGCTCAGCCAGACGGGCCGCACACTGCCGATGAAGGGGGCCAACGTCAAGGTCTTCGATCAGGTGACGGCGGTTGCCTTCCCCGGCTCGTCCGGCGGCGGCATGTTCCTCAAGGCCAGCGGCGAGTACATCGGGATGCTCACCCAGGGCGTGATGAAGCTGCAAGGCTTCAACTTCATCGTCCCGGTGCGGCGCATCCACGCTTGGTCAAAGGCCGCCAAGGTCGAATGGGCCATCGACCCCAACGCGGAGATGCCCACCTTGAAAGAGATCGACGCGATTCCCGTGGAAGACGCCGGCCAGTCGCCGAGCGGCTACCCGCAGCATAATTCAGCCGGCGGCATCGGAGAAGGCGGTGCGCCGTGCGCCAAGCCACCGTTGAACTTCAACGACGCCATCCTGTGAGTCGAGCAATTTCTGAACCGCGCGAGGTGTCGGTCGCTCTGAGGCCGAAACTGTTCTGCCCGATTCTGGCCTGACTGACAGTTCGAGGTTGGGCGGCGGCGGGCAGCGCCGCCCGGCCTTCATTATCACGCGGCGAGGCCAGGCGCGGCACGGCTTGGCGAGGCGCGGCCTGGCGGGGCGAGGCAAGGCGAGGCACTTCAATCAAGCAAACCATCAACCGGCGAGGCGAATACGGAAAGATCATGCGATTGACAAAGCAGAAGGTCCAGAAGATCAAGGCGGCCATCGCCGATGGCGTCGCGCAGCCTGAGATCGCCAGACAATTCACGATCAGCCGTTCGCTCGTGTCGGACATCGCCACGGGTCGGGTCCACAAAGATGTGCCGTG